TCTCAACAGCCGCGCGGCTGCAACGCAAAACTTCAGCGTCACGGCACAAGCCTACACGCTGTCGTTCATCGGCACCGGAACAATCACGCTCTCTGGCACGTCCACGGCTGGCCCGCTTGTCGGAACAGGTGCGAATAATCGGGTGTCCCTGACGTTCACGCCAAGCGCCGGAACGCTGACCCTGACCGTTTCCGGCACAATGGATTTGGTGCAGCTAGAAACCGGCATCGCCGCCACCTCCCCGATCATCACAGCCGGTGCCACCGTCACGCGGGCGGCGGATCAGCCGACGATACCGACGAGTGCGTTTCCGTTCAATGCATCAGCAGGAACACTCTACGCCAAGGTGATCCCGCGCGCCCCAACAAGCATAGGCGTCAACACGGCCGTGTCACTCAATGACGGCTCGAATAATGAGGCATACAGGCTGCGGGTAAATGACGGAACGGGAGCCGCAATATTCTCCGTCTCAGATGGGGGTGTAGCTCAGGCGGGCCCGTTTGTTGCGGGCGTCACCGTTAACACTGAGCAACGGGTAGCGGGTGCGTATGCCTTAAATGACTTCCAAGTTGCCAGGAACGGTTCCACCGGCACTCTGGACACTTCTGGAACGCTTCCGACTGTAACCACGCTGACGATTGGCGGTGCTGCGTCAGGCGGTCAATACCTGCACGGGCATCTGTTGCAGCTTATGTACTTGCCCCGCCGCATGTCCAACGCCGAACTCCAAGCCCTGACAGCGTGAGTAGACAGCCATGACATACAAAATAGACTTTGCCGTCTGGGCTCCTGATGAAGCGACCTTCTGGCAATCGTGGATCGCACGCGGCATCTGCACTGCACCTTATGCGTGGACACCAGACTATCCCGGTATCCAAATCTCAGATCAGACCGCACAGGGCTGGACACCGACACGCGAGGATGGCTCTCCGGTACCGGGCTGGCACGCCAATGTCCGCATTACCGGGCCTCTGGTCTGGGAGTTCACTAATGGCCTTGAGCAGTACGGCGAGGATGGCGCCCTGCTTTCGCTGTTCGACAGAACATGGGCGGCGGAGGTGTTTGGGTTGACCGAGCAGCCCGCCGATCCTGAGACCGGGTTTTCGGCTGGCATGCGCAATTCCGCTGGCGTTACCTATGCGGATGCAAAGGATATCAGAACACCCACCAATATCTGGGCGTGAAAGGAGACATTGAAAATGGGACTTCCGACATATCTTGCAAATGGCAACATGACTGCCCCTGCGACATCACTTGTAAAAGTAACGGCTTCCGATTCAGCCAATTTTGAGCCATGCCGGGGCCTTCTTGTCGGAACAGCAGGCAACGCACGCATTGTGACGGTAGATGATGTGAATACCGGCGAGTTAAGCCTCGTGCCTCTGCAGCAGGGATATAATCCTATCGCGTGCAAGCGCATCTATTCGACGGGTTTAACAGCATCAAACATCTGGGCGCTCTACTGATATGCCGCTTGTCCCCGTTTCCATCGCCAAGCAATCAAACGCATCACGGTTCCGTCAGGAAGGCTCAGCCCGGCTCGTGAACTGCTACACCGAGGAGACCGGCGAGGATGCCAAGGCCCCGATGACGGTCTATGCCAGTTCCGGGCTTGATGTGTGGAACACGGTTCCAGCATCCGGTACGGCGTCGGGCGTTACGGGCGTTCGCGCCATGCTGGCGACGGACGACTACCTCTATATGGTGGCAGGCCGCAAAGTGACGGCAATCAGCCGCCTTGGCGTTCAAACGGCCATCGTCACGCTTCCGGGCGACGGTGACGTGTATCTGGCGGCCAATCGGCGTTCGCCAACGCCGCAGGTCGCACTCGTGTCGGATGGCGTCGGACGCATCATTACGGGCACGTCGATTGCGACAATTACGGATGCCGATCTGCCTGCGCCCACAAGCGTCGGGTATCTCGACGGGTATTTCTTTTTCCCGACGACATTCGGCCGCGTGTTCATCTCGGCGGAAGATAACGGAACGTCAATTGCGCCTCTCGATTATGGCCGGGCACAGAAGAACCCGGACAACGTGCTGCACGCCATAGGCGGCGAACGCGATGCGATGATATTCGGCGAGAAGTCGGTGGAATGGTGGGCCAATAGCCCAGACGGTTCGGGGAATTTTCCGTTCGTGCCGATCGCCAACATCAACCTGGGCTGCATTGGCGCCAAGACCATTGTTCAGCTGGATCGCGCGGTGGCGTGGATTGCCAATGACGGTACGGTGCGCATTCAGGACGGCTATTCGGGCCGGCGTATTTCGAGCCATGCTGTCGAACGGGCGATTTCGGGCGCGCAATCCACGATCTACGGCTTTGGCTGGAACGACGTGACCACTGGCCATGCGTGGCTGGCCTGGACATGCTCGAATTGGACATGGGCCTATAATATGCGGACGGGGCTCTGGTCGGAACTGCGCAGCTTCGGCAGGACCAATTGGCGTGGCATGCAGTCGGCCAGCTGGCTCGGCATGACGCTCGTGGGTGATTACGATACCGGCGCGGTCTATCAGGTTGACGCCTCTGTTGCGACGGAGGGCGGAGAGCCCATCGTCATGGAAATGGTTGCCCCTGTCATTCATTCCGCGCCCTATGGAATGCGGATCAACGCAGTCTACGTCGACGCGGTCACTGGCGTGGGCACGGGCGGGCCGCTCAGCGAATATATGGATCCCGTTTTGATGCTGTCGGCTTCGCGCGATGGCGGCAAAACGTTCGGGTCAGAAAGGCGCATACCGCTTGGAGCCGCCGGGCAAAGATTGACGCGGGCCAAGACGCATCGCCTGGGGGCATTCGGTCCGCAGGGGTGCGCGTTGCGGCTGGCGGTGTCGGCATCTGTGGCGCGGGCGATTTCAGGCTTGTCGATTGACGCGGACAGGTTGTCTCCCTGATGGCGAACGTCAACATTCCGGCCGCCAGCGTTCCGATTATCAGGCCAGAGGGCAAGCCGGTTCTCGTTGAGAAGCCCTGGTATCAATTGCTGCAGGAACTGGCGCGGGCCCACAATGATCTGGCGGGAAGCACGACAGATCTAACGGCCGATGTGTCTGGCGTTCTGCCGGTCGCCAATGGCGGAACCGGCAAGGCGACTCTGACAACACATGGCCTTCTGGCTGGCGGCACGACCGGAACGGGGAACATTCAGCAGATTGCCAATGGCACGGCTGGCAAGCTTCTGACCGCGAACGGAACGGGCGCTCTGCCGAGTTTCAAATCGCTCACGATGACGGACTCCGTTTCCGGGGTGATCCAGTATCCAGACGCAGGGAACTATGTCGTCTGGATCAATGTTCCGTTCTCTATCACGGTCGTTGAGATGACGACACGGTGCTCAACTGGAACATGCACGCTGACTGCTAAAAAAAACACCACGGCGATAGGCGGTCTTGCCAATGCCGTTTCCACGTCTGAGGTCACGAACACGGCGACAACGAGCGCGACCTTTGCGGTTGGAAACGATCTCATATTGACGGTGAGTTCTCTATCCGGCGCGGAAGGAGTCTGGTTCAGCGTGACGTACACGCGCACCGTCGCATGAAATGCGTCATCATCGACGGGCGGCTTCCTGAGATCGCATTCCAGACCCTAACGGGGTCGTTTACGACCGATACCAGCTACACGTTTTCGTCCCAGCCTATCGGGACAGCGCATTCGTCGCGCATTGTGATCGTGGCGATCGCCTACATCAATTCTTCTCCTGCATCCGCGTCTGTGACGGTCGGAGGCGCATCGGCAACGGAGATTGCCGGATGCGCCAAGCGAACGACCTCAGGCGGATCGACGGAGTTGCAGATCAAGTGCTTTCGTGTGGCTGTTCCGGCGGGGACGACGGCAAGCATCGTTGTGACGACATCGGCAACCGGCTGCTGGATCGGTGTCTGGTCAGCCTATTACCTGCGCTCGGCAACGCCGGTCGATGCGACGGCGCATGAGCCATCATCTGGGGCAGTGATCCTCGATTTGAATACGTCGGCCCGTGGCGTTGGGTGCGGGTTTGGCGTGACCTCCGCCAACGTGACCTGGACGGGGGCGACGGAGGATCACGACGCGATCACGGCGGGCATCTGGATGACGGGCGCGCATTTTGCGCAAGACGCGTCGGCGGGCGCGCCACGAACGGTGCGCATCAGCAGTGGCGCCATCGGGTGTTCGGTTTCCTTTAGATAACAGGAGGCGGCAATTTCCTTCTTCGGCTCTCTGACTGGCTCGAGCCAGCGCAAAGACATCAATCGCGCCTATGCCGATTCCAAGGGCATGGTAGACCAGGGCTATGCCGCGGCGCGCGGCAATCTGGCGTCAGGGTATGGCGCGGCCAATCAGGCCTACGGGCAGGCCCGGACAGATGTCGGAACGGGCTATCAGAACGCGCTGTCTGCGCTCGGTGCAGGCACGGACAAGGCCGCTGCGGCGTATCAGCCGTATGCCGCCGCAGGGCAGTCCGCCAACGCTCTTTACGGCAATGCGCTCGGGCTCAACGGGCAGGCGGCGCAGCAGACCTTCATGCAGAACTATCAGGCCGATCCGTTCCGCGATGCCAACGCGAAGTTTGCGACGGATGCGCTCATGCAGACGCTCAATGCACGGGGGTTGAGCGGGTCTGGAGCGGCAGCGGCAGCTGTGGCGCAAGAGAACCTGCGGCGGGGGTCTGAGGATTACAACAACTATCTGAACCGGCTGTCAGGCGTGCAGAGCCAGGGAATGCAGACCGCAAACGCTCTTTCCAACCTCTACGCCACTCAGGGTCAGCAGGGCGCGCAGTACGGCATGCAGGCTGGCAGCGATCTGGCCAACATCTCGGGCAACCGCGCGCAGACGGGCTACAACTACGGTGTTGGACAGGCCAATCTCAACACAGACCAAGCCAACACGAACGCGGGCAATCGGGTGAACCTCGGTAACGCACAGGCCCAGTCGCGCGGCATCCTCGGCAACAATCTGATGAGCCTGCTTGGAACAGGCATCCAGGCCTACGGCACGGCCATGGGCGTTCCTCCGGTCAAGAAATGAGGTCAGGCATATGGCACAACTCCCCGCACTGACGATTGATCCACGCAATGCGCTGCTTGATCTGTCTCCGGTTCGGAACGCGTTGACCGGCCTTCAAAATCAGCAGAACGCCAACCGCGAGTATGACCAGCAGCAGGAGCAGCTCGGCATGCAGCGGGAAAGCCATGCGCTGCAAAAGCAGAACTACGAGCACCAGTGGAAGCAGCAGGACGTTGCGAACCTTGGAAAGAGGGCTCAAGCAATCGATGGGCTGACCGATGACCGGCAGCGTCAGGCGGCATGGGGCGCATGGGTGAAGGCACATGGCGCGGACGGATTGAGCCCGGAAGAAATGGATTATCGCACGGGTCCGAAACTGGCGGCGGCAGCGGCAGGCCTGTTCCGCGATCCGATGGAGGCGGAAAAGAACCGGCTCGATATGGATTACAAGCGCGCGCAGATTGGCGCGCTGAATAGAAGAAACACCGCAGGAAATGGGACTTCGCCGCTCTATCAGAAGCGTGAGGAGGTGCTTGCACGCTATGGCGTCGATCCAAAGTCTCCTGAAGGACAGATGTACGTTTTTAACGGAAAGCTCCCGGCAAAATCCTACGACCAGGACGTTCAGCGCGACAAGCGCGCAACGGCGGGCGGAAATATCTCTCAAGGTTTGACGAACCTAAATAAACTGACGGAAACCTATAACGATGCCGCGTTTGAAAACGCTGTTGGTCCGCTGCAAGGCTCAACGCCCGATAATCTGGCAGGCAAAGCCGCGATTGTGTTGCCAAGGCTAGGCGGCGAAATCGCAAATATGTTCAGCGATGCAAACGCAACGCCAAACGAGGTGCGCAACAACATCGTCGGATCGACAGAAGCTCTTGCAGCCGCGATCAAGCCTCTCATTCGAGGGCCGGGAGAAGGCGTCTGGACCGATGCGGATCAGGCCCGGTTGGTCGCTATCGTTGGCGATCTATCCCAGTCCAGCAATAAGGCCGAATACAAGCGAAGGCTGAACGCTGTGCGGGACCGGATCAAAGCCAATTTCGGCCTAGACGTTGATTTTGATGCAGGTGGAAAGTCTGCCGCGCCGCAAGCCAGCGGCATGGCCAGTCCGAAGTCACCAGAAGATTACGCGGCCCTTCCCAGTGGAACGCGTTACACGGCACCAGACGGCAGCGTGAGGGTTAAGCCATGAGCTGGTGGACGAACGATCCTGTTGCGGATGCGTCGCCTATTGAGATGGCCAAAACAACTGCGTCCTGGTGGGCAAACGATCCGGTTGCCGATGACAAGCCCAAAGTCCCAGAGCAGGATCAGCGGATCACAGACCTGCAAAAGCCAGGGGCTGCGCAGCGCATGTTGCGCGGCGTGCCGGTACTTGGCGGTTTTCTCGATGAGATCGGAGCGGCAGGTGATGCCGCGGTGAACTACATCATGGGTGGCAGGTCTGGCGAGGACTATGACACGTCCCTTGCACGGCGGCGGGAAGCCATCAAGGCAGACGATGCGGCCCATCCCGTGCGTAACACGGTTGAAGGTTTTGCGGGCGGCCTAGCGCTGTCGGCAGGTCTTCCGGCTGCACAGGTGTTCTCACGCGGCATTGCCAATCCTGGAATGCTGCGCACGGCAGGTGATGCGGCTCTTAACGCCGGTCTTTACAGCGCGGGGCACGGCTTTGCGGAAGGCGAAGGGGGCCTTGAAAACAGGATCGATACGGCCAAGGACTACGGCAAGACCGCTGCCGTGCTGGGCGGCGTGATCGGCGCTGGCGCAAGCCGGCTTGCCAATCGCGCGCAAGGAACACCGGCCAATTCTGTTGTCCGCAACGCTGACGAGCTTGGTTTCCAGGTGCCGCAGTTCATGGAAGGCGGGCGGCCATCGCGCACGATTGCCGCCAAGATGGGGGCAATCCCGTTTGTCGGTGATGACATCAACACAGCAGTTCAGCAGGCGCGTGGAAACACGGCGGATGCGGCCCGCAATCTTGCAGCTCAGACAGGGGGCGGCGGCGGTCCCACCATTGCCGGTGAAGCCGTGCGCGATGCCATCACCGATTGGGCTGGTCCTGGGTCTCGTGCAGTGCAGGAGCGCATTTACCGGCCTGTGACGCAGGCAATGGAGAGCGTTACAGGTCCGCTGACGCACACGGGCAACGAGGTGCAGCGCCTCATAGCCAATCAGACGGCGGCGGCGAACACCAATATTGGCGCGGCAGCCATCCGCGAAGTTGAAAATGCCGTGACGCAGCCAAATGGGCTGTCTTTCACGGGCGCACAAGCTTTGCGGTCGCGGATTGGCAGCCTTCTAGATGACAAACTGAACCCGGAAGCGCGTGCAGACAATGCGGCTCTGAAGGCGGTCTACGGGGCTTTGTCGCGTGATCTGGAAGCCATGGTTGGCAATGCCGGGCCGCGTGTTCAGGCTGCTTGGCAGCGGGCCAATGGCATCAACAGGGCTTTGTCTGAACGCCGCGAAGCGGTGGCCAAGGTCATCGGCTCGAAAGGGGATGCGACGGGGGAAAGCATTGTTGACCGCATTGTGCGCATGGCAGGAAGCACGCAGTCAGGCGACGCGAGAACGCTGCACCAAGCGCGGATCGCGGCAGGCCCGCAAGCATGGCGGCAGGTGGCGGGCGAATCCATTCTTCGGCTCGGCCGCAACAGCGCGAATGAGTTTTCTCCCGACACGTTCGTCACCAAGCTGTCGGGGCTTTCGCCCGCCGGGCGGCAAATCCTGTTCCGGTCGGTCGGGGACCGTAACATCGAGCGGCAGTTGAACAACCTGTTTCGCGTGTCGCAGGAATTGCAGAGGTTCAACCGGCTCGGCAATCCGTCTGGTACGGGCGGCGTGGCGGCGCTTATCGGGGGCATGGGCGCTGCTGCATCAGGTGACATGGGGGCAACCGCCGCAACGATGCTGGGTGGCCGGGCTGTTGGCAAACTCATGAGCAGGCCAGCCACCATTCGCAATGCAGGTCCGCAGGCACAGCGCGCGCGTCATCTGCTCAACGGTCCTGAAATACAACGGGCCATCGCGGCGTCAGTTAACAACATCGTCCGGCACATCGAGGGGCAATAACACATGGCAGACGCCGTAGCGGTCTTTACCCCTGGTCAACGCCTCATTGATACATCCGGCGTGCCGTTCGCATCCTGCGAGGTCCGCTTTTACGAGGCTGGCACAACCACGCCCAAGCTCGTCTATGCGGATGCCGATCTGACCACGTCGCTCGGATCGACCGTGTACACGGATTCGGCAGGCTACCCCGTAACGTCCTCCGGGTCCACCACCAAGACCCTCGTCTATACCGACACCAACGCCTACAAGGTTTCGATTGTTTCGGCTGCCATCACGATTGCCGAGCACGACAACGTCAAAGGCGCGGTCGTGGCGTCGGGAACGCCGGGCGGAAGCTTCCTGACCCAGGACGCCGCTGACGTGCGCTATGTGCGCAACCCGAATGCGCTGGCCTCGGTCTCGACGCTGACATCTGGCGACAAAATCCCGGTCTTCATCGCGTCAGCCGCTGGCAACCGTCAAATCGATTGGGCGGATCTGACCGCTGACCTTCTCGGAGAATGGCGCACGCCAGGCTATATCTTCTCGGCTGGTGCACGCATTCTGTTTCAGCAGACGACACCGCCCACGGGATGGACCAAGGAAACCAACAGCTCCTACAACGATGCCATTCTGGCTTTCACAACGGGGGCGGTTTCCACGTCAGGCGCGGTGGCTCTCAGTTCCTTGTTCGCCAGCCAGACATTCACCGGAACGATTGGCAATGATACGCCGTCGATCTCAAAGACGGCGGCCCATTCTCATCAAAGCAACATTGCAACAAAGGCAGACGAGTCTTTGGATACGGGTATTGCCTCCGGTGGCGGAGCCGCGGGCAACACATATACAACCTACACGGAAAACGCAGGCAGCGGCACGGCGCACAATCACTCCCTGACCATGGATGCTTTCAACATGAGCGTAAAACGCGTTGGAACCGTCATCGGGCAGAAATCATGACCTTCGAGCTTCCCGACAAGGACAAGCTTTGTCACCACACCGGCTTTGAGAAGAAATGCCGGGATCTGGTGTGCGCGGGCACCTGCAACCGCTGGCGATCTCTACCCGGCGCCGATCCCTTCACCGGCAAGGATCGCACGGCCTGGGGCTGCATCGATGATCTGGTGCTGTTCTTACAGGGCGAGGTCCTGCGCCAGTCGGACGGGACGCATTCGGCCATGACGCAGTTTAGGGAAATGGTCTTCAACCCGGAGTACCGGACACGAGAACTTCAGAAACAGAACGACACCAAACTGATCGAGGCTCAGACATGCAAATCACCATCGTAGTCGAGGACAAGATTGTCATTTGCGGAAACGTAGTCGTTTCCCTTCCAGATGCGGATTGGAGCGTTTTTGACGGCGACCCGTCCACCAAATGGGATGATGTCGCCGCCGTACAGTTCAACACGGACACGGGCCAGGGCCATGTCGAGTATCGTACCATCATCACCAGCTCGCCGATGCGGCCCAACATTCGTCCCGGCGACATGCCGATCGATGCAGCGCACTTCGAGGCCAACTACGCCTGGATTTTGCAGCCCTATGCCATCGCGCGCGAGGCGCAGGAAAAGCGCGAACGGGAGGCGGCGGAAGCAGCGAAGCGCGCGGCTCTGGAAGCATCAGAGAATGCGGTTGCGGCGTATCGTGCGAGCAAGGCCGGTGTTCCCGTCGAGGCAGCGCCCTTGGAAGATGTCGATGCGCTGAAGGCCAAGCTTGCCGAGCTGGAGCGGCAGGTGTCAGCGCAGCAGGAGAGCTTCCGCCGCCTCGATCAGATCACGGGGGGAGAGGAATGAAGATCAGCGAGGATGGGGTGCGGCTGATTTGCTCATTCGAAGGCTACCATAAGAAGCTGTCGAATGGCGATTGCACGGCATACCAGACCTATCTCGGAAACGGGAAGTACGACATTCCAACAATCGGCTACGGATGCACATCCGGTGTCAAGATGGGAGATGTGTGGACCGAGGAGAAGGCGCGGGACGAACTTAGAAAGGAGCTCGCCAAGCACGAATCCTATGTCACGCAGTACGTGACGGTGCCCATCGGGCAGAACGAGTTCGATGCGCTGGTTTCGTTTTCCTACAACTGCGGCCCTGCGAACCTGAAAAAACTCGTCTCCCGGCTGAACAAAGGCGACAGGACTGGAACCGCAAAGGCCTTCCTCCTCTATGTGAAGGCACAGGGACAGACACTTCCTGGCCTCGTTTCGAGGCGCACGCGGGAATCCGCGCTGTTCCAAAAACCCGCACAGCAGCCCGAAGAGCCCTTCATGCCGCAAACCGTGACCGCATCGGCAGAGCCCGTCAAGCCTGCCACGGCCGCTACGGCAGCAGGTGCAGCCGCCGTTGTCGCCACGCAGACCCTTCCCGGCCTTCCGATCCCGAGTGTGCCGCCAGAGATCGCAGACAGCGTGACGAACGTCACAGCCTGGAAGACAGTTGCAGAACATGCAGGAGCAATAAAAACATGGGCAGTAGCGCAACCGACTATGGCCTTAGGTTTATCGATTACGGTCGCAGCGTTCTACCTGTACTCAAAACGCGGGCAGAGCC